TCTGGTTTTGGTAAACCCGATGATGCAATGATATACTGAAGATGTCCAGCTACTTTTGTATACTGAGCCTTTGCCTCTTGAACCTCAGCCGTAAGTTGCTCTACCCGCAATTGTAGGTATTGTTGCTGTAACATCATACGCTTGGGCGAGCAATCTTTAACAAGTTTGGGATGAGTAGCCCCTTGTTGAGTCCACCAGCTTTCTATGTAGTTTGGGCATCCTGAGCAATCAGTACATGAGCCATTTTTAACATAGGGGCACTTGTCCCCGCACGCTGTATCGTCCATTACACGTTCTTCACGGCTATAACCCCAACGCTTGCAAAAGGCCGCCAGGTGTTGCCAAGAGCGTAAGGCACTGTAGCTACAGGTGTACCCGTAAAAGTAGGCCTTGAGCCGGGAGAACTAGGGTTAGTGGCTAACAAAGTAGAGCCTTGCCCACCCGTAGAAAATGACTCTATCCAATCTGGTATGCTTCCCGTTGGAGTGCCACCTGCGACTTGAGCATTCGAACTACCCGACCCCGCGCTTCTATTGGCTGGAATATAGTGCGAGTGCTGCGGGATGTTTTGGATGCCTAGTGTGATTGCGGGAAGTGTCCAAGCCCCTTGCGCGGTTCCTCCGGCGTTGTATGTCGTGCCACCTGCTACGGCTAGCATGCTATCCCCGGTATTTGGCACAATCTGCCATCCAGTCATAAGGGGAAGCAAAGCCGCTGAGGACATGTAGAACCACGACTTTGTGCCCATAGGCAAGCCCACGGCGTCAAAGTTGATGCTAAAATTTGTAGGCACGCCAGTAATCAATCTACTAATTAGCAATTTATCAGTAGATAAAGCGTTAGAGGGAGCATTCAGCGTAGTAAAAGACGCGATGTTTATATTGCGTATAAGGCCTAAGGAGCACTGAAAGTCAGTTAGTCCTTGTCTAAGTAGCGTAGTGTCGGAATTGCTCGCGCTTGTGGCTACTGGAAGGTCTGGAAGTTGTACAGGTGAAGCCATGTTATACCCCGGTAAAAGATTGAATTGCTATAATTTGAAACGGACCGCCAGAAGCTGTATTTGTAGTCACCGTAATTTGCCCCGTAGCATTATTAATATCCGATACTGTTAAGTGGGTGTTTTGAATATTAAAGTCTGCCGTTGACCCTGTGTCGTAATAACCGAAAGGAATAGGATTTATTCTTCTGTTTGAAGAAGATGGACTGTAAGGGTTACATACTCCCGCAAATACACTTGTCGCGAAACCTTCATCTGTATCATTGATATAAACTCTCAAAATTGACGACCTAGAAGTATCGCAAATTTTTATAGGCACTCCATAATTTCCAGAGGCTAAAATTGTAGTAGTCTTAGGGTCATTTTGTTTAAAATACTCAATCCAATTAGCAGCAAGACGACCTAGCCAGTTAAACCATTGGCGAGGCGGGAAGGCTAAGCGTTGCCATCCGTATTGTTGTTGTTGTACGGGTGGCACAAGAACGTTGTTTTGCCCGCTAACAGGGTCGATTTGATCTTGCAGTGCCCAATTTGGAACCGCGGAAGGTGGTTGTAATAGTACCATAATTAATATCCTACTGGTAAGTTTCCATTTATTACTAAAGCTTCTACAAGCTGGCCTGAGCCTGTTGTATCAAAATTTGGTGAGCCATACTCTGCAAACCATCCACCAATTAAAGGATTGCCTAAAGCCCCGGCATCTATCTGTAGAGGGTTTAACGTGTTAGTCTCTAAAGGTGCGGGCGCGAATTCTGTAGGCGATACGTAAAACGCTGACACCTCAGGATCACCTGCAAAAGCGAAAGGCACTACAGGGTATGGCTCGCCTGGTCCCACTATGTTAATAGCAAGTATAGCATCCAAAGATACACCTGCGGGGCTTAACTTTTGAATGGCTGTAACTAAATCACCTGGTGGGCTAGGGAATACAAAGCCGTCAGTAGCTAAGATAAAACCCGCCGGGAATTCATCAAAGTAATCTACTTTATTGGCCTTGGTGAAAAACTTAAGAGCGTTTATTACGTCTTCGGGAGTTCCGGAAGATTTGTTAGCTTCGATTTGAAAAAGTATTGCTTCCCTGTAGTCAGAATCGCTTTGAGATGGAGCCCTTGCTATTCCAACAATGTCACCTATTCCATCAAGCGGCACGCCTACCGCTGTATAAACTGTACGCAGGTATTGCAGATTATTAAGCTGTGTTTGTATGTCTTGAGCGCCGCCCGCAAAGCCCTGTAGCCACTTTTGAAAGTTAGTCTGTTGGGTAATACTGTAATTATCTTGGAATTGGGCGGCTAGCAGAACCACCATTCTTTCGTAATAATTTGTAATGTCTACCATTTTACGGACTCACGGTTACAGGTATTCTTTGCTCGTCAAACGCTGCGCGCTGGTTAGGAGCTATCACAACATCAGCAGCCGCAAATACAGGCGTAGAACTAGGCGTAATCGTTCCGGCAAGCTGTACAACCGCGCTTGCGATTCCAGGCGTCTTAAATACTTGGGCTTGCACGCGCTGAACAAAAACGGTTTGTCCTGTAGTTAAGCTACTACCATAAGCAAAAATGTTGTCTTTAACTTGTTGAATTCCATTAACTGGAAAAGTTCCAGTGCCGTCTAAAGTAAGTACAACGTTTACCCAAAGATAAATCGGGTTAGGTATGGTGTAAAAAACGGTCTGCGTGTTGCCTTGGCTATCTATAATGTTTACGGGGATATTGCCAAATGATTCGATGCCGGCAGGCTTGGAAAGCCAAATTGCAGTGCCTATAGCTTGGCTAGAACCACCAACAACTACTACCTCAAAGCTTTTTGCTGGAAGGCCTCCATAAACTACCGCTTCCGGTAGAGTTCCTGTTCCACCTACGACTACACCATTAAATGCTATGTCCATCTCTTGGAAGATATTCATTGTTAGCGTAAGTATTAAGTTTGAACCTGTAATGGCTGTACTAGCTATTTGCGGGAGTGCTGCAAACTGAGCGGCAAGAGCAATCATAGTATTTGCCATACTACCGCCAACAAAGGCCTGTATAATCGTAGAGCCGCCGTTATAGGTTACTGTAATAGTTTGACCTGCTACCAAAGCTTGGCTAAACGTTATTACTAGGTTTTGTTCGGTAAGAGTTGTATTTTCAAAGACTGATACAGAGGCAGGATCAACGCCTGGTACGTTAAGAATCTTAGAGCGTATAGCTTCTACAGTAGCATTTCCAGTAAAGAGTGAGTTAAGGCGTCTTAGTCTTAATTGCGCATCGGTTTCTACATCTCGCCCAAGTAATCCGGCCTGAGGGTTAGTTATAGCGTTCCATCCATTGGCTGGCGTGATTATCTGAGTTAATGCACCTACAGGGCAAGAAATAGCTCCGAACACTTGGGATTGAAATAAAACAGTAGAGGCTAAACTAGTGATAGTTAAATTTGTTCCAACAGCAGCGGAGAAGGGGTTTTGAGCAAGAATGGCTGTGATTTGAATCTTGCCTAAACCATCCACTGCAAGCCATTTTATGGCTCCAGTATTTATAACAGCAGTAAGCTTTAAGCTGATTTCAAGTGCGCTTGCTGGTGCTGTAAATCCTGGCGTGTAGGTTGGAGTTGTGGCTGCGGGATTAATAGACACAAAGTTGATTGTGACCATTTGCCCATCAACTGGAACCACTTGCACTGTAGAACTAGCACGAACAGCAGAGAAAACAACCGTGGTTTGTGATGCTATAGCCGTAGCTAAATTATCCAATGTAGTATTTGTGTTAGTGTTGAACGGTACAAATAACTCTACGCCGTTAACAGAAACAGTTATATCATTCCCAGCTATAAAAGAGCCCGTGAAAGTTAACAAAGGTAGTGAGTAGAAAAAGGGTTTAGTATCAAGTACAACAGTGTATGCTTGTGCCGCAACTGTGCCTACTGTAACAGTGAGATCACTCGCCAAAGAAGCTGTAATAGTGCCGCCTGAAAAGGCCTGGAAAAGATCGTTAGTGTTAGGAATCTTAGCGAGAGCGTTAACAGGTATTGCCGTGCCCTCATTGCCCGAACATGAAGCATAAACTTGAGTGCGTCCAGCTGGTAGCCGTGTAACACCATTAAGAGCCACAACATTGTCAAGAGATACGCCACTAGCTGAATTAGGGTACTGAGAATAATAAACATTTTCTAGATTCTCCCATAAATCCGCATACGTTTTGGACTGTACTCCAATTAACTGACCAAAAACAGACTGCGGGGCGAGATTGACATTGCCAAATTGATTTATCATCTCTTCGTTTTGGCTTTGTATTATATTGTCTAGTCTCTCTAACTTAAATCCAGCAGCAGATAATCCAAATGGTACGGTCATGGTAGTTGTGCCTCAATCTGTACGTCTCCGCTTTCTGTAGCTGCGGAGAAATTTACTGAAAATAGTCTTGTTTTGCCGTCAAAGTCACTTGCAAATTTCGTTAACTCTGTGACGCCAGGCGTGTCTATAATCGTATCTTTTAAGAAAGTTTCCACCTGTATTCGATTGGGATTCTTTATAAAAAAGTACTGAAAGTATGGCACGCCCACTAAAGTATTAAGATACCATTCACCATTGAAAAAGCGTAGGCGAATATTAAGATTTTGCGATATCTGTTCAATACCATCCACTAAAGGCAAATCGTAATTGTTTGAAATTGACGGAGTAGGCCAATCGTGCGTTAAAGGGTCTAAAGCTATATCAATCATGGCAAAGTACCTTTGATGGTGTTTATATTTGTAAAGAACGTGGTGCAAGCCGTTCTTGCCGCGCCGTTTAATCCTGAGGCCGGATTTGCTAGGGCGGTGAATACAGTGGAAAGCTGCGAAAGCAATTCAATGGCATTAGTTCCTAGTGCTACTTTGCCCCCAGGTTGCAACGCTAAAGCTGCGGTTCCGAGTTTCAGAAGTAAATCACTATTGTTAGCACCCACTGGAAAGGTGCTGTTAAAGGGTTTGAGGCCCATAATAGCAACTCCGTCCGACATATCGAATTTTCTTGGATCACTAGGTGTAATAGTTCCACTTGAATTGCCGCCCTGAGTTATCCAATCATCAATAGAACGCTCGCAAAATAGTATCAAGCAAGTATCCCCTGGAAGCACTGGCATAGTGATAGACGCGCCACCGCTATTTGGCCAAATTACTGGCACGTTAGTAAGCACTGGCAAAACTACAGTAACGCCATTAGTCAGAGACTTGTTGATACTAGGTTGTATTGTAGCCCTTTGCTGAGAGGGGTCATAACTTAAAACAGTTCCAGGCATGCTTGTGTGTGTGTTATTAAGCTGGTAAAGCACGCCGAATCTTATAGCATCCGTTAATGTTGTTGCGCCTGAGGTCATTTAATTAAATTACACTCCAATTGACTAATCCACTCAGGGCCAAAAGTATCCCCTATGTGTTTTATGGTTTTAACAAAGTGAGTTTGGTTAGCTATGCCCAAGTGAGTACTTGATAAACTGATAAAGTCTTTAGGCTGGATTTGAGGCTTTAAGCAAGTTACTATCTTGTAACCCGTCTCAGGCCTATTGTCAGGGCCATAAAGGTTTTGGACTTGGCTACTGTATCTTTCCGGTATTCCTATCATCCCGGTGGCTTCGTTAATCGCGTAAATTAACCCTGAGACTTTAGGATTTTTAGGCACGATAGTAAGCAGGTCATTGTTTATGATAAATTGCAGCCCTAGGTACTCACAAGCCTTGTACAGAGCATCTTTAACAGGCGAACAGGACTTGAACCCTTGGCGGTAAACAAGATCATCAGCGGGCGGAATAACGACTTTTAAGCCCATAACATCAGCTATGGCATTTATAACGTCTTTAGCTGGCGTATCAGCACCGAAACTAAAAGAGCTGAACATCTCATTTAAGTACTTATTACCATCGCCACATTGAAAAGTACTTACAATTTCAGGCTGTGTAAATTGATGTCCTACTGCGCTAGTTTGTCCGGTATAGAGCAGTTGTAGGTTTGAATCATCTTCATAGCCTGCCCACAATTCGACTTCATCACCAAAATCATTAATAAGGTTGCGTGTTTTTTGGTTAAGATTCCACACTCGAATAATGCCAGAATTTACCGACCAGCTTAACGATTTATTAATCGCAAAAGACATACGCAAGCCATTGATGTCAAATATTTGCAAAGGTGAACCTTCATCACTCTTTACCGTTATCCTTAGCTTTGCGACTCTTTTAAAATTTCTCACAAAAACCCAAATTCCGTTACATCTTGTTCAAGGTCAGTAGTAGATATAAGCTCGCCAGGCTCATAATATACTAGTTCAGTAGTTTTGCCCATGTCAAACCGTCCTATCTCGCCCCATTGATTTTGAAAGTTTTGGCAAAGAATATCCCCTAGAGGCATACTAGAATAGACATATTGTTTCGTAAGGTTGTAATTTGGAACTATCTTTATTCCCAAAACCACAGGCACTCTATTACTATTGTAGATAGACATTACCCAGAAACTATTAAGAGTGTTCCAGTGAAAATCTAACAAGAAAACTGAGCCCGTTAACGCAATCTGCATTGTATAGCTACCGTCAGGATTAGCAGGGATAATTTGCATGTTAACGACCTAGTATTAGTTTTCTATTCACAAACAGGTTTGCTATTGCAGCTAAGGGTATTGCTTGCAAAGTCTGCACGCCCACGCTACTTGTCGTTGACGCTTGGTCTTTTAGTCCTGTAGGCGAATCATATTTAAGCAAAGGGTACTGATCATTGCCAGCGATGATTTGATTTGATCTCGTAGTTTGAAAACCTGCTTGGATATTAAAAGGGTCTCTGGCTATGTCTATAAGATCACTAAATATGATTCGTTGTAGCTCTATAGTAAAGGTCAGTGTTTGCCCAGTCTTAATAGTCCGCGGTACGTTTAATGACGTTATGGCCATATTTTCATATCTCTTTAGCCCTGTTTGCACTGTGACGACTTCGCGCCTCTCATGTAAGGCTATGAGAGAATTAAATACAGAGATGGAGCGGTTAAATGTGGCCAATACATTAAGAGGAGTATCAGTAACCAGCCCAGTAAGAGTAACGGTGTCAGGCATATTGAAAATATGATCACTAATAATAGAGCCTCTTTCAACAGGATAAGAAGTAACACGAGAAGAGAAGCTATATTCTTCGCTAATTGTATTATCAAATGTGATGCTCCCAACTGTCATTTGTTCATATTGTCCGAAAATCTTGCTGTAGATAAGGCTAAGCACCATTTTTCTACTCCATCTGTGGGTTATTAGAAATTACAATCCTAGTTTGCTCGTCTATAGCATCGGTAACAGCAGATTTAACCATGTCGGCCATGTAGGCGCCTTGCTCTTCGGTTGTTCCTATTGGCACGTCAAATTGGAAGTTGTTGACTATCGTTTTTATTGAGTCTGCGCCCGCAAGCAATTCGGCTTCAGCTGCCATATCTTCGGCAAAGTAATTTCGTTGTGTTGTGTTTGGCTTGATTAATGAGCTGGCGATATTAAGAGAGCCGGAAACTACAGGAGCAACAAAACTTGTAAACTCTCGCTTAAATTCTTCCCATGAATTATCCAGATCATCGCTAGCTTTCTTGTATTCTTTAAACTTAGCTATCTGTAGGTCTATGTTTTTATTTTGGCTAAGGCTTAAATTGTAGAATCTTTCGTACGCTTCGTATCCACCTGATATAGCATCTTTCCAACGCGCTGCCGATTCAGGGCTAAATAAATTGCTCAGCACATATAATTTTCTACTCTCTGTAGGAAGGGTATTAATATAGTCGAAAATGTCTTTGAATATGGCTTTGAAGTTTTCAGCATCAGTTAACAAAGAGTTCGGCATGCGGATTTTGCGCCCGGATTCTGTGAAGATTTTAAAAAAATCCCCGGAGCCTACCCTTGCTTGTTGAATGGTTGTGGATAGCTTTTTTATGTCGTTCTGAAAATTCTGAGTGCTAACTCCCAATTTTCCAGCTGAGGCTTGCATAGCTGCAAATTCATCTGTTGCTATCCCCGCTGAGGCTGCAATATCGCCCATGTTGATAGCTATATCAGCTACTTGCGTAAAATGATCTAGCGTGCGATTTACTGCGTACCCAACAGCGGCCGAGATTGCCGCTGTCTTAACCTTAAACCCTGAAACTATACTAAGGAATTTATCTAGATTAGCACGGTTAAGCGAGAAATTAAGTTCTGTTGTTAACTCGCGTTGCGGAGTGCTCATTTTTTGCCCTTCGTTGTGCTTCTAAAATTAAATCTTGTTTCATGTCTATTAGCGCTTGTGCTCTCATAACATCGTCTAGGCTCCAATAAGTTTCAAGTTCTTGGAGTGTTACAATGCCATCAAGTACTAATCGCCAAATTTCTAGCTCTTCGGCTAAGTCCGCATGAAGGTTTTTTTCATAACGGGAGCTTGTTCCTGGATCTCTGGGGATTGCTTGCCAATACCCAGTAGAGTAAAAAAACTTGCAAAATTAGCCTCCAAGGCAAACCAAAGCACGCTATATAAACTTGCAAAATCTCCGGCAAACTCAAGGTCTATAATAGCTGGTTGTAGTTCCATGCCATTTTTTCTAACACCTTGTAGAATCTCTACAACAAGACTTTCGAAAACGTTTTCATCAAGATTCATTGCCAACGTTTCTACCGCTTTGACTATATTTACATTACCGTCCGTAGAGCCACCGGAAAATAGTTGCGCTACCATTGGCCCTAAAAGCTTAATTAACTTAGCCTTGAGCTTAATGGCGCGTCTAGCTGGTAGTTGCGTACAAGTATAGATAGCGCCGTTTATTTCTTTCTCTAGTGTTTGTATTACCATAAAACCTATGTGCTTGCGTTAGAACCAACAAACATATCGCAATCTGCCAAAAATATCACCCAGGATCTATCCGAAATATCTTTGCCAAAAGTAGAAGTAGGGTAAGTTGTTATAAAGCCTTGAGCAGAAAAATATATGCTGGTTCCACTTAGGTCTTTGATAAGTACCGGGAAAACGCCGCTGTTAGAAAGCTCGTCTAACACTAAAAATCCTGACAAAACGTCATTGCTTGGAGACGATTGTTTTAGAGTTAAAGTAAGAGTTGCAGATCTGTCATTGGTCTTTCCTCTAGTTACAAGACCGTCAGCACCTACAGTCTGACTCCAAGTTGGGCTATTTCTGGAAAGCTCTACAAAAGTACCATCAGTATAGCCGCTCATAATTGCGCCGCCAATTGCTACTGTAACACTAGCGGGATCATACGTAAAAAGAGTCATTTATTTAATTCCTTAAGTTTTTTTTCCCTAAGGCACTTTTAAGCCTTAGGGGTTTTAAATAATCTGTTAAACTGAAACAGTTCCTCTTATAAAAACCGCATGAATTGCGCCTGCAAGCGTAGCTTGAAAGTTTACGTTTCTTAAGATTCTTTGTGTTTTATCTATCGTTGGAACGTTAGCAGCAAGAGGCACTGTTACTATTGGTGCTGGATTATCAGAAAGAAAGTTATTTGCTATCCCTTGTTGTAGAGATTTAAACACTTGGCTTTCTATAACAGCGATTCCCGCATCAGTGTAAGGCACTTTAGGCTGGTTTACTAGCACGCTAAACACGTTAGTTTGAATAAGGTTAGTAAGCCAGTCAACACCGCGGATAATATCAATAAATTCACCCTGGCCAGTTGTGCCATTCATCGTGATATTTACATTTCCAACGTTTTGATAAGTGTTTGCATTTTTGTTTAGTGCGTTGTTGCTTTGGTTAGTTGTGAGACTAGAATTTGCAACCCCTTGTAGTGTCTTAAATTTCCAAGTCTCTGAACCAGGGTCCATAGTAAACACAAAGCCCATCCAAGCCGCCTCAGGGTAGTCTATGGATGCGTCTTGATGGTATAGCACAAAGGATCTTATGTAGCCTTTGTTTTGAGCATACCATGCTACCGAGCTAACATCTGTGCCTACGGGGCTATTTATGATGGTAAGATCATCAGAGGCGGTAGCAAAGAGTACTGGCTTGTTGTTTTCTGCCCAGTCCATCGCTGCCTCAACTGTAGCTTTTGTTCTGTCTGTAAGTATCAGGCCATACCAGTTACTATTTACATTACGTATGTTTGTCAAAGTTGTTGCTATTGCGTCTGTAGCTACTAGAGGAAGCACTCTAACCCCAGTAAGAATCGCGAATAGTTCAGGTGAACCAAAGATAGAGAATGTAACAGCGCTTGAGCTAGCTTTAACATAGAAAGAGCCATCAGCGTTATCGGTAGCCACTAATCCGCTATTAGTTGTATTAGCGTTTATTGCTGTGATAAGCTGAGCAGCTATAAACTGCGCCGTTTGGATAGCGTCTGTTGTGGTATAAGTATACTGTGTGCCGTTTAAGGTTAGAGTATAAGAGGCAACAGGCACTACATTTGTAATGGCAACATATGCATTATTAGGGGTTACAATCGTTGAACTTGTCTTAAGAGTGTAAGGAACGCCAGTAGACGTAGCCGTAATTGTGTAGTTACCTTCAGGACTTGGGGCTGCAACCGCATTGACTGGTTGTCCTAGGCCATTAATTTTAGTAGCCATCAGAGTTGCAACAGCATTTCTATAGCTTGATACTGTTATAGTTGTAGTTGGAGGCACTCCGCCCGCAACCGAAAAAGTATTCAGTACGTTAGTTGAACCAGTAGTTCCCGTAATAATGATTGAATTTCCTGATACAATAGAGGTGTTATTTCCTGCGGCTTGTATTGCAGCTCTAATCAATTCAAGAGTTGCAGCAGAGCTAGTAGCATAAAGAAAACCGCCTTCTCTTATTGTAGTAGTTGGGGCTGCTGTCCCACTAGCAATTGATGATGTTACTGTATTTTGTCCCGGCGAAGTAAATACCACGGTAATAGTCAAACCTAGTGTAGTAGCACTAGCAACGCCAGTAGCAGCAGCTATTTGGGCTCTAACTGCCTCTATCGTTGTTGCCTGGTCAGTTGTCCAAGAAACAGCAGGTAAAAGAGTCACGCCATTTATTGTTGTGGTGATTGTGTTATCAGTTCCAAAAACTGCGCTATAAGTAATTACGCTTGTGATAGTACCTAGCACGGCATTATTGAAAACTACGTTTGTTAGGTTTCCACTCACTAAAGGCCCACTTAAAGCCGCGGTTATTGTTTGCGCTATCTCGCTTGAGCTTACAGTTGCGGTAGAGCCATTAACTGTAGTAGTCCATTGAGCGTTGGCTTGTCCTGAGACTATATTTAAAGTTGCTGAATCTGCATTTCTTCGACCGATGAAGATGCTTGTAGGGCTTTGCTTCTGACTAAAGATTGAAGCTGCCGCGATATATTCAGGTTGTTGCGGAGTAAAGTCTGCGGCCACACCAGACAAGTCACTATATTGCCTGATTAAGTCCAAGAAAGATTTGCTTGTACCCAAGATCATAGGCAAGCCAAAACTCATTTGCGGCACGGCTTGAGTCTGCGTGCTTATTTGTACGTTAACGATATCACTTAGCGGCATTTGCGCCTCCTTAAGGCTGAGGAATTGTTATAATTTGTGTATAAACTACTGTACCCGTCTGGTCTTTAATTGTTTCTGTCACTACTGCGGTATCAATTACGCCTACGGTATCGGTGTAAACTTGTGCTATTCTCCAACGACTATCCCAAACAGCTCTGTTTTGAAACCTAGAATCAATTAGCTGCGTTAAGTCTGTGATTGCATACCAGTCCACATACACTAGTCCAACAGCTCTTAGGCTACTCAACACGGATGACTTTTGCAAGCTTGTCCGTAAGTTTTCTAACACTGTTAACGCATTTCCTCCGTAAGCTTGTAGAGATAGCATAAATTCCCTATCGCCTACCTGGTTAGTTATACCTGCATCTGAAAGAGGATTTTGCACATAATCGAAGCCGATTTGATTTGCTGAGCTGATATAAATTGTTACATAATCCACTGGAACGCCTACCGCTGTAGGTTGAGGGGCGTTTTGATTAAGCATGATTACAGGCATGCCAGCGGGAACATTTGCTGTAACCCAATTAAATAAATTTACTCTTACTTCGTTATAATCAATTGTCATGGTAGTGGGTGCAACCTCAAGGCAATATATTTGTAGTGGTTAACAGGTATAAAAGTGTTATTATTTTGCCAGTCAAATATTTGTATGGCTTCAAACACTAGCCCAGTGAACGGAGATTTCAAAACGGTAACTTGATCAGGGTTTTGAGTAGTTACGCCAAAAATCTGAGTGGAGGTAAAAAATGAGTAATTCTCTTTATCTCGTCTTGCTTCTGGTATTAGCATTACTTCATCGCCTGTTACTGGCTGGACTGAAGCGGTAGCGTTAATTATCTGAGGCGAGTTAGTGATTGTAACGGAAGCTTGCGAAGCTCCACCCGTAACGGTAAACACGGTGATGCTTGAAATAAAGGGCTGTAGAGGTATTACCGATATGGTTTGGCTTCCTGTTCCCGTTAAGTCTACAGACAAGATGTTAGGCTGCGCAAGTATAGCGGCCTGAATCAAGGCGAGTGTATTCAATGAGCTAACAGCAAAAGCTATGGGAGCTAAAGCGATTCCGTTTAGGGTGATATTAACCACGTTTCCAGTGACTAAAGGAGCCCCAAGGACTACCTGAGAACCTTCTTGCCAAAAACCATTTAGATAGAAGCCTTGTGTAAATCTGCGTATCTGAATAGGCGTTCTGAATATTTCAAATGGTGTCATTGTATTACTACCTCGTAGGAGATTGAATCTCTAAGCTGTCCAAAGTCAATAAGCGGATTTGATGAGCCTTTTATTGCTATAGTGCGCGGAGAGTTGGGCGGAGTTTTTAGGGTAGTTATTTTGGTTTGTATCTTGTTTTGCATCCAAATACCTTGAGCACTCAAGGATTTGTAAACTGTAGTTTTACCAGCTACGATCTTATCAAATTCTGCGTTTTGTATTTTTATCAAGCGCTGTAAGTTTTCATCATACGTAGAGCGCACAAAAGACCTAGCAGGTATTCTTGGAGGTCCATTTGTTCCGAATTCATTCTTGAAAGCTATATCAACCATTGATTCGTTTGCTTTCTTTTCTCTTTTCTGTCCGGTGTTGGAATTGATTTGGCTTTGTGCTTTTGTTCTTTTATCAGCAAATACACCTATTTTGACATAGGAACGAGACATTTTTTCTATTTCGTTTATTATGTCAAAAAACCCGTGGTCTTTATCTTTGACTACTTTGTTTGCTGGTGTCGTCATAATGCCCCATTAACAACCGCATCCGCCGCCTAATCCATATCCATAACCTAAGCCATACGGCCCACAACATCCAATACCAAGTATTGGGGTTGCAACCCCTCCAAGAGCAGGAGGTAAGTTTGTAACTGTGCTACCGACTGTAGTACGGTTAACAAGCTCAATGTAGCTCCGACCGTAAGGCGTCATATTGAGCGCGTTCATGTCCTGAGCTACATTGATACCTAGTGAGAGTTGCCCCTCGGTCATGTTTGAATACACGCCGAGGTTAGGATTAGTTGTTAAAGTCAAATAGTGAGCTACTAAAAACGCGAATGCAAGAGCAGCATTGCAGCTAAGAAACTGAACGTTTACCATGTTGCGTACAAGGTTTATTATTCCGTTGTACTGAGCAAGTAAGACCGGATCAGCTGTAATAAACTGCGGTGCTATCAAGAATAACACGTCTAGAATTGCGCTATTTGAAGTGTTCATCTGTTCCCTTTGGTTCACCCTTTACAGGGCTGGAAATTACTTCTAGCTGAGCGCGTGCGGCCTCTATGACCTCAGCGCGCCCATCAGTTGTAATTACCTTTTTAAGCAACTTCACATCATACATTTTAGAAATAAGGCTTAACATTTCACGCACGGGTCTTTGACCATCTTTACCTTTTGGGTCTTCGAGAATTACTAACTTTCCCGATTCTACAAAAGCATTGAATCCGGCATGCAATGAGATTACCGCAAGCTCTTCTTGCGTTACTTCATTGATTCCAGGGACAAATTGCATACTATATGATTTACAAATAGCATCCGCATCTTCTTTGCCGTTGGCTAGTTTAGGCCTTGGCTCTGCTGCGTTAACAGTAAAAATGTTTAGTTCCGTGTAGTTTATAAAAGGCATTATTTAAATTCCAAAAGCTATGCTTATTGATAGTGGGTAATAAACAATGATACCACCGTAGCGAGATTCACACGGCACTACAAACTCAAGAGCGCGCTCTTGCGGTGCATGCTGTGTAAAAGGCATCGGGATCTCCATTGTCAATTTATCCGGATTACGATCATAAGCGATCATAATATCGGTTGCAGCCGCGTTTACTACAGGACCCGCGCCCTTCAACTCAGGTACCCAGTCTACAGTTGTAATAAACGGGTTATTCTGGATGAAGTACTCTAGGATTGTTGTATCGCTTGTAGTGCTTCTTGGAGTTGACGCAATAAGTGTATATTGAGCAACTGGAAGAAGCAACGTGTTCGGCATCTCTACGCCGTTTGTAAGCGCGTTAATACCGTTAGCTAACAAGTTCATATCGCCGAGGATTTGATCAGGAGTTTTGTTAACCCACTGAGTTGTAGCTCCCACGCCGTTATTAAGAACTGTAGCACTTGGCACGTTAGCATTATTGGTCATGCCCAACATTTTATACAAGTTGTTACCAAACCATGCGTATTTGTTTACGAGTTGGTCGTTGGCTCTGCGAGCTGCGTTAGCTTGGCGCTGTGTTAGAGGGCGGTTAGCATAGATAGCTGCGCGCACTTCTTGCACTGAATAGCCATAAGATACGCCGATTGAGCGTACACGAGTTGTAAACTCTTTACCGCGGATATCAGCACGAGGAAGGTCATTAGCGTAAGACTCGATAATACGAGCTAGGCCGACTTCTTCGAACTGTGCGTAAGTGATAGACTCTGCGCCTTCTCCGGCTTCTGTTGAAATAGGGATAAGTTTAAAAGCTTTCATCTCAGGATATTCTATATCGTAAGATTGAGCTTTAACGTATTCTAGTTCACGAGCGAAAAACGCTGTTTCGTTTGCGTCCAGGTGGACTGAATGGATTGTTTGCATTTAAATTTTCCTTATGGTTGGTTTATGTCTAGAACAGCTAGGCCACCAGCTCCAGCACCCATAATCCAGCGGACTTGGTTACTTGAAAGTAGAATTGCAGTACCACCATCGGCAGAAGCTCTAAAGCCGCCAACAACTGTATTTGCACCGTTAGCCTTGATTCTCCAGTATACCGGGCTATCTGAGGTTACAGCTTCTTCAACTGTTACCCATACTCTACCGCGTGTTAGGACTGGTACAGGGTCGCCAGCTACATAAGGGCTACCACCAGCAGAACCAGAAGCATCAATTAAGTTCATCTTGTTCTGGATATAGAGAGCTACACCATAAAAGACGTTATCGCCAGAAGCCGTAACCGCCCAAGTAGGCTGTGAAACTCCGGCAGTAGTAACTAGTGATAGTGTTACCGCAAAGCCTTGTGTTGCTGTAACTGTAATAGTGTCTGTGCCGTTTGAAACAGCAGAGGCAATATTAGGTTGAGCAGCAATTAGAGCGGCGATAGCTGTAAGAGTAGCAGCGTTGCTTGTAGCGTAAACCACAGGAGCAAGAGCCACGCCGTTAACAGTAGCCACAGTTGAGTTTGCAGCAATAAGCGCTGTAGATACAACAGCAGTTGCGATGTCCATTGCTGGAAGGCGCACTTGATAATCCGCGCCGATGACTTTAGCAGTGCCAAGGCCAGGGAATATTGGATTAATTGGTGTTACAGGGGTTAACACGTTGTTAAAGCCTAGGTCATAAAGTTGACCCGCGCTTGCAACGGTCATATATAGAGGATAGGAGAGCTGGCCTCCGCTTGGTAGTGTCATATTAACGACCTCTTAAGTTTGTTTGTTTCCATGCATTTTGTTGCTTCTGGATCATGGCTGCGCGAGCGCTTGCAGAGTCTGCATTATCGCGACGTACTGAGTCATGTCTTGAAGGAGCAGCAATAACTTTCTCAGCAGGGAGAGTCTCTAGAACAGAATCAAAACGAGCGTTGATATATGTTTCAGATTTGCCATCTAGATGAGCGTTAGGTTGAAAACTAAGGATTAGTTTCTTTTTAACGTCTAGGTCGCTCATACTGTCCATGCGCATTTTTGTTTGTTTGTCTAGGTACTTGTTGCCAAGTGTTTCTAGTCTAACTCTTGCTCTTACTAATTGCTGTACATCTGCGCTATCTACTTTTGAGACGTGCGGCAGGTCTTTTGGATAGTGCTTGCCTTGTGGTTCAGTCACTGTATGGGCCTCCATTTTAGTTCTTGGTTCTTGATCTGATAGGCTGCGTTCTGGCACTTCTTTACCATTGGAGCCGATCTCGTCCATTTCTGGTTTTTCTGAAAGTGGTTCGTGCACTTCTTTTGGTGGGTGCTCGTCCTTATCTCTTAGGCTGTCTCTTTCAGCGTGCGCTTTGTCGAGCTCGTTTTCTAGCTCTTCAATACGCGCTTCCAGAGCGTCTTTTTGCTTAAGTAAGCCGTTTTTTTCTTCAATCATTTTATCGACTGAACCGCCTACATCATCATCAAGCATATATTCAACGTTGTCAATTTTGACTTTACGCTGTCTTTTTGTTGCCATGTTTTCTACTCCGATTTTATTAATTTCTACGTTCTCAGCGTCCATACCATCTAAGGCAATTCTAGCCTGTGGGCCTGCCCTGGCTTCATCTACTAAAGCCAAGTGATTGTACCGAATATTAGTTTGTCTAAATTCGTATGGCTCGCCGTTGTACATACCGGATTCCGGCAACAAGTCAACTGTGTAGCCAAGTGACAATTGATTACGTTGCTTTTGTTTAATTTTTTCTACGGTATTTTTATCAGTGATAACCATGTTGGCGATGACGTATGGGTATTCATTTTCTACCACTTCGCCAGTATAGCCAACAGATAGTTTCTTAGAATTCTCTGCATTAACAAGGCGTTCTGTAGGATGGCCGTCAACAACCGGAATCATCTTAATTGATTCCAAGCTCTCAGGTACTGACACATCGTCAGGATGACGCAATTCCGCTCTAGTGCTGCCGTCAGCATTCTTGTAAAAGAAAACGCCGCAACGGGTGACTATTGCGCGGCCTTTGATATAGCCCTCTTCGGTTTCTTCAACTTCTGTACCGACTAGGCCTTTGTCATAGCGCATTACGCTAGTAAGCTTTGTATCTAGCATCCGTTGCTCTTTTGTCTTTGTGTTTTTGACCATTGCTTTTATCGCCTATATTTGGATATTTGGCGTGTACTTTAGCGCGGATCGCCTCAGGGTCTTTTGCAAAATGAGCGCGAGCAAGCGCATTACGCGCTCTAGCAGGATTATTTATGGGAAAAGTTTTATCAGGACCAGCAAAGTTTGAGGCTTTTACATGGGTATATTTTCCGGCGTTTGATTCACCGGGTTTTTGTCTTATCTCTGATATATTCTCTTTCATGTAACACCCAAATGGATTAGTAAAAATTCATCAATAATTCTTACTTGGAATAATCCCTTTTTAAATTGAGACTGTCAACACTAATCAAGATCAAGAAGGCCAGAAAGATCAGCTATAGCATTACAACGGCAATTAACGGCTACACCGATATGCACAGGGTCGCCGCCTATGGTTGATTTCTTAACCCACTTGTTGGATTTTTCATCGTAAAATACTGTTGGATCATCCCAGCGGCATTTCTTGCCATCTAGCACTTTATGGCTAGCTCGAACACGTTCATCGTCTGCCGTCTGCCAGGTGTAGAATTCTACGCCAATTTCTTGCTGTCTAAGCTTGGTAAGGCTTGAGTTTAGTTTCTTGGTTTGATCGCGAGCTATAAGAGTTGCGCGCCTTCTTGTAATACCAAAACTCTTTTGTAGGTTTCCGGCTATAGTCGAATATGTTGCGCCTTCTTGCAGGCCACGTTCTACTATGCCAGAAACGCGCTCAAGCTCTTGATCTGGCAAAGACTGGATAAGTTGTGCGTTCTGTGCGCTAAATATCTTAAGTTGGTCAGCAAGCCAGGGCTCTTGTAAAAATGGATTAACTTCAAAAGCTTGATCTTTTAGCTTGTCAAACTGCGCTGTGTTAAAGTTATTTATCTGTAATCCGACTACATCGGCTTTTACTTCTGTTTCTTTTACATCGTCATTTAATGAGCGAGAGATAAACAAGATAATTGCTTGCAGCCTATCCAGGAAGCCATCAGCTCTATCATTTGGTGTGTTTGAATCCACTTCGCGAATCATGCTAGGAATTTCAGGAAACAAGTAAGTCTTTAGCTTGTCTTTGATCTCGCTTACAAGCTTATTTAACACTCTTTGATACTCGCGTTCAATACCGTAAGGATAAAGCCATTTCTTAGGCGTTACCTTTTTGGGTTGTTTCTTGCGATTCTGTATCGCTTCCTGAATCTTCTTCGACATTATAGCATGCTCTTAGCTGCAAAGGTTGGCAAGCCTGTACCAGAATAATCAGGGCCTTGCGTTACTTCTGGAACCTCTTCTTTCTGCGCTAACACGTCCTCAAACTCGTTTGCTACTGAATTCATTTGATCACGAGCCGCAATATCTAGCTCAGTGTTCATACTCCACTTGTTGCCTCCGAAGCGGCTTCCAGCTACTTCATTCGCATTAAGCACGCCACGATCTAGGTATATTGCATCGGTTTCCGCTACAGTCCTACGGGTGATAGCGTCTTGTTCTTCGGTGTTCTGCCATAGCGGCACAAACTGGATGCTCCACTGTTCAGGCTCTACACCATTAAATGGGCCATCTTTACTTATCATAATATAACGAACAAGCTTTTCAAGACATGGTTTAAGCTTTGTTTCTTGCTGTTGCTTAACAGCATCGTAAAAGTTTCGTACATCATTATCGCCCGTAGCATTCATGCCAGCGGCTGAACGGCCGAACAGAAGCGATACAGGCACTCTTGTAACAGCAGAAAGATCAACCATGAAGCGATCTAGTAGTTCAGCAATCCCGCTAACGCTGGTAGTCTGTTTTTCGTACTTTTCATCCGCATCTAAAATAATTGTATTCATAATAGACTTAGTCATATTGAATATGTTAAGTCTATTCATAATAGCGTTCTCACTACACTGTGAGGCCATTTTTTCAGATAGCCCAGGTATGTAAAGAATAGAGTTCACAAAGTCTTGAAAGATTGTAGCTGTCGCACTGAAAGCTGTTGAGTAGTTTCTCAGTTGCTCGTAGATAGTCTGTGCGAGTGGATCACCCCATCCAGCATTAAGATTTTGCAATCTCGGCGGAAGCACGTTCCAGTCCATCCTCAAAACTCGTGAATAATGCACGAAGAAAACGGCTCCCGTTCTGTTGTCAGTAACTGTATAGACGTTTGGGTAGCCATAATTCGGACTGTTAAGGTCTGATTCGTATGTTCCATCTCTGCTATACGCTTGGTATCTGTCAAAGACTCTGAGCCACTGAATATCGCGCATAGCGTTTTCATCAACTGGTTGATCAAGCGGAAGGCCGTCAGCAATCCCAAGTATACATAACGCCCCACCATATAGCCTAGAATACTTACAAAGGTTAGTAACAGCGTTAACAACATTCAATTCCTCCATCTTATTGCAGGCTCTCCCATCGGTGTCGCCCTCAATCTCCCACCCTTGTCTTACCATTTCATCCGCAAACAAGTCTACAACAAGCCGCAAGATACCGTCCGAGCGGTACATCATATCTAGTTCAGCAGGAGTAAAAACCTTAGTAAGGACAAAGCCGGCGCTTTGCTTTTTATCCCTTCCACATACGCCTAAGCCCGTTAATACGTTTGTCCATCCGTCAGCGCGACTTACCGAGTCATTGTTTACCCGTCTAGCTTCTTGGATAAGCATTTTATTATCGTAAGCATAGGTATTTGGTTCTGTTGTATCTGTCATTACATGTTTCCTAAAGCTGATAGGTTATAAGTTTTTTCAGTGTGCATTAAAAATGCTCCACTTAGGGCGTCAACAATATCATCGTGCAAGCCTTCGGGGAAATTCTCTAACTCATGGAAAAACGCTTCGTTCCAAGGCGCTTTTAAAATCTTGATATTTCCAGCTTCGGCCATTGCGGATACAGGGCTAGCTCTAGTTACTTTATCTTTTGTGACTTTGTAAGGGTAAGCCATATATCCCGCTAACATTCTTAGCAGCAAGTCTACTTCAACGGTGCCAGCTTGTCCAGGGTCTTGTTCTAATCCGATTTTACAATTGCTGCCGTCTTGGCTTGCGGTGTTAATTATAGCCGTTTGCACGCCCAATGGGGATTGCTGTATGCGAACCATATCAGCTACGTAAAAAACTCCGTTAGAGTCTTTCCCTAGCTTTATGCCTACAGTGTAATCCGGATCATTTGTTTCAGTCTTTTTAGTAGCCGCCCTATCCCAATATCTTGTAAAAGTAAGATTTCTTGGTAAAACAGAAATAACCTCAAAACTAGCTCTTTGAAAGAACATCCCAGCAGTAGGCCTTATGTTCCAATTGCCAAGTAAAAGTTGTTCGCGTTCATACCGTGG